TCCCGAAATCGCAGAGATGCTTGGCTTCTCGGTGTCGGTCAACTCTAGGGGGACTGAGCAGTCGAAGCCCGTCTCAACCCTGAGGTCGCAGCATAGAGAGGGCGTCCCCGCCAGGGCTGCGACGACGGATTCAAACGTGCTGGCCCAGCGCAGGAGGGGGCAGAACAGGGACATCGGCAAGGCTGCTGATGACCGCGTGTACCCATCTGTCGGTATGGAGAAGCGAGTTCGCGACTGGTAAAAGCATGAAGCAGATACCGCCGTTGTCCCTCGCCCCTTCTCCAGCCTCATGGAGGATGTGCTCATCGCGCACATGGACAAGGTGGAGGCGGGCCGCAAGGCCAGCCGTCGGACGAGCAGGTCCAGGGGAAAAGCAGCATGACCGAAGAGGAGCGGCGCGACGAGGCGGTGGCTGCGATCGAAGAGAGCATCGACAGGATCGTGGCCCAGGCTCCGCCACTCACGGCACAACAGATCGATCGACTGCGATTCCTGTTTCGAGGAGTGAAGAGTGACACCTGAGGAGCGCACGCTGCGCGCCAAGATCGCAGCCAACACGCGGTGGGGTAGAGAGGCGGACCGCACGGCGGCCACCGCCAAGGCAGTGCGAGCCAGTCAGGACAGGTTCGAGAAGCAAGTGCCGCCCGAGATCACCGATCCGGTGCAGCGGGCGAAGGCGGCCGAGAGTCTGAAGCGCGCCTTCTACCAGCAGATGGCGTACAAGTCGGCCAAGGTTAGGAGGCGTAACACATAGCTAGATCATGACGACACACAGGACAGAACCCCGGGCCGCGCACTCCCGGGGTTCTTCACGTCCTACTTCTTCTTCGGCGCCGCCTTCTTGGTCGGCGGCTTCTTGTCGTCCTTCTTGACGAACGGGTTCGGCTTACCGCCCTTCTTGCTGGGCGGTGGCTTCTTCTTCTCTGCCATGTTTCACCCCCTCGATCAGTCGCTGATTCGGCCGCTCGTGACGTCGGCCTCGTACCCGCACCCCGCATACCCGGCGATGTCCACCCAGTTGTCCCGCCTGGGCTGCGCCACCATGCGCACCAGCTTCAAGCCCACCATCATGGCCGCCACCTCGCCCGGCTCGATGCGCTCGCCGTCCTTCAGCTTGCGCCTGAGGATGGTGTTCCACACGTTGGCGGTGTCGGTGAAGTTTTGGGTGGGTGTGCCGTAGGTCTGGTTGCGGTCGCCGGTGATGAGCCGGGACGCCTCAGCTAGGGCGTCCTCTCGTGGCGCGGCAAAGCCAGCATTGGGTTGACGCAAGCTATCCAAACCCTTGGGCCTCCCCTCTCCGAGCAGGTTCACCAGGTCGATGCCGAGGGCTACAGCCTTCTTCAGCCCCGTCACCCTGTTGGGACAGGTGTCCCAGTGCATACCGTCTTCCGCGTAGGTACTGCACCCGCCTCGGCCGAGGCGGTCAACGCAGTTCGCTGGGTTGAGGCTGCACCAAGTGCAGCGCCTGTAACCGTGGGCTGCGCACTTCGGCTCCTCGCTCACGTCGCCAGCTCCTTCACCGCATCAGCGAACCCGATGCGCACGTAGCCCCGCTGCCCCACCAATGCAGCCGCGGCCGTGTCCTTGCCGCTGCGCTTCGGCCCCACAAATGCGATGATCCTCACTCTTCCTCCAGGTCTGGTCTCGCTATCCGCAGTAGCTCGGCGATCACACGCAGCCCGTACTCTCGGGGCCTGGGAGGAGCCACGCCGCGGCGACGCAGCTCCTCGTACAGCTCGGCCGGGTCAGGCTGTTCCACGTTCCTCAACCCTGCCCAGTGCCGTCTTGCCACGAGACCAGGCGCCACAGCCCTGACACTGGTACTGCTGGAACACCGACAGCGCAGTGGTGCGCCTGCCCCTGCGCTGCAACTTGCCGCCACACCCAGGGATCGAGCACGTCAGCTCATCCAGGTGGGTGTAAAGCCCGGCGTGCGGGTAGTTGTGGATCCACGGCTTCAGGATCTGAAGCATGGGCTCCAGCTTCACCACGTCGCCGATGCTGTACCGCTTCATCTCGGCCCACGCCTTCGTTGCGTCAGCCAGGATTGCCTGGCTGCGCTGGGCCTCGGGCTTCGCCAGCTCGGCAATCCCCGCCATGCACCTCACCCACAGGCCATGGCCCGAGTGCTTGACCTTGCCCTCCAGTCCCAGCTGGGTGAGCACATGTTCCAGCTTGTTCGACACGAACCGGAACTTGGTGCGCACCACCTGATACAGGTCGACCTCACGCACCGGACGGTGCGGACCCAGGTCAGCCAGCAGGAACTCGCGCCGCAGATGCGGCATGTCGAACCGCTTGCCGTTGTAGTGGGTCACGATGTCCGCGTTGTCGAACAGATCGTGTGCCGCCTGCACCATGTCCGAGTGTCCATGGTGGAAGTCCGAATAGAACTCGGTCTTCTTGGCGCCTTCCCACTTGGCGGCGAAGCAGATGACCTGTGTGGACTCGCGCAGTTGGGACAGTGAGACGTTCTGGTTGAACAGGCCCCACACGTGGGCGATGTTGGGGCTGGTCTCGATGTCCAGCAGCAGGTTGCGGGGGCCGGTCACTTCTTCCCTCTGCTGAAGCGTTCACGGTCGGCCTGCTTGGCCGCCTCGATCCGGCGCAGGCGCTCCGCCTCGTCGGCGTCCCGCCGCTCCTGGTTGCGGATGCGATCCGCGGCACTGATGTCGTCCTCTGCCACTGCGGTTCCGTTCGTCGTCGTGCTCACGGCACGCCCTGCGTTTCCGATGGCGGCAGCGTCGTCAATCAAGGCGACGGCCGCATAGTCCCCATCCCCCGTCAGGTGACAGTGCACCTGCTCCCACGCCGCACCCGCCCGCTCCTCAGCCAACGCCCGGTAGGCCAGCGAGTAGAGGAGCGAGGACATGGAGGGCCGACGCATGTGGTCGACCCTCACGGCGAGTGTGTAGTCCCCGTTCACTTGTTAGCCCTGAACCTTGCGGGGCCGCCCGGGGCGGCGCTTCGGCTCGGCAGGCGGGATTTCCACCACGCCCTCACTGGTCATGATGACGCCGCTCGGCACGGTGGACTGGATGGGCACGACCTCGCTGCGCTCGTTGAACTCCAGGCCGTGTTGGCGCAGGACCTGCACGTTGAGCCAGTCCGCCAGCTTCTCCGCCAGCTCGGCGGACATCAGCCGTGACGAGTCAGGCTGGTACAGGTACAGCGTGCCATCGTCGTTGATCCTGACGGTCACGCCACCAATCCTGGTCTCGTTGCTCATCGACCTGCCGCCTTGTCGTAGTCCTGGATAGCCAGGTCCAGTTGGTGTCGCAGGAACACGGCATCCCGGATATCCAATACCCCGGGAACGTCAACCTCGAAGTGAATTCGGTCAGTACTCTTCGAGTACCAGACCGCACTCGCCAACTCGTCCGTCTCACTCATGGCCCAGCACCTTTTCTCTTAGGGCCTGTGGCCCATGCTCAACCAGGAAAGAGTTCGAGTCCTCACCCGCTGCGAACTCGACCACACGCACATTATGCAGACGAGAGGTAACATTAGACGCGAACGTGTCGCGCGCCTTGTCGCCCTCCTTGAAACCATCCTGAAGGGCAATCACCTCGTCGTAGCCCTCGAAACAGAACTGCCAGTGGGTGCGCCATTGACTGCCGCCCGGTACACCCACTGCCGGCAGGCCGGCAATCGAGCAGCTGATCGCGTCCAGCTCGCCCTCAACCAGGCAGATGAATGGGCTGTCCACCCAGAAAGACATGGCCCCGAACAGGAACGTGCCCTGCCCTTTCTCGCCGTCATACTTCCCGTGCCCCTCGCACTGGTGGTCCCGGATGCACCGGAACTTCATGGCCACCGTGCCGGCCTTCGTGAGGTACGGCACAGACAGGTAGCCTTTGAATCGCTCGTGCCCCGGAAGTGGGTCCAACACGTAGCCCAGCTTCCAGCGCTGGGCCGTCTCCTCATCCAACCCACGGCTCGTTAAATAGTTCAGTGCCAGGGCGAGACTTTCGTTGTATTCCTCCGTCGCCTGGTCCAGCAATGCGCGTCGCTTCGGCGAGGGCAGCTTTAAAGTCGAGGCACTCAATGTGCATCACCAATCCGACGGTGTCTTCGGCCCGGTCCGTGCAGCCAGACCAGCATTGGAAGCGGTTGATTTCCAGGTTGACGGTGGCACTAGGCGCGCCGTCCTGGTGAAAAGGGCATCTCAGCTTCGACCATCCGGAGGTCCGGGTGCGAGATAGGTCAGCGCCGTAGTGAGCCAAGACAGGCCCAATGGGGATGTCGACTCGCTCGAAGCGTCCCCGGTTCCGTCGTTGACGGGGTGAATGCTCCGGCACGGGTCGCACACCTCCGGGTCGAGGTCAACGTATTGGCGGTTGGCGAGCGACCACCTTTCCCGCTTGATGCACGGGTTGATGCGGTGCCCGCAGTGTTTACATTTCGGGCTGGGCGTGTCGCCGTACAGCCACGAGAAGTCAGTCACAGAACACCCTCGATCATCATGGCCAGAACGAAGCCATGCCCCATCTTCTTGGCGGGATCGTTCATCACGTCGCCCCACGAGTAACCAAGGGCATGGTGGTTGTAGGCGTCGAAGTCGCGGATGATGATGTCGCCTTCGAGTGCCGCCTTGCGCAACGACAGAAACGTGTCGAACGCATGCATCCGCACAGCCTGCGCGTACAGCGGGGCGTAGATCCGCTTGCGCGCCTCGATGTACCCGAGCGGCTCCCCCGCCCACCAAGAGAAGACGGGCTTCGCTCCCTTGCCTGCTGGATAGCGGTGCGCCCTCGGGTCATTCCATCCGTTGGATGCCCAGCCCCAGTACGACATGGACGGGCGACCGTCCGACCAGTGACGCTCGTACACCTTGGCGAACTGCCAAGCGTTCTCCATGTTCTGCGACCACCGCCCGCCGTAGAGCGGGACGGGGCCAAGCAGCATGGGCGAGAGGCTGCGCCAGGGCTCAGGTCCCCGAGTAGTCACGTTGAACCCGTCGTTTCCTGCGCGGCCTATCGGTAGTACGTAGATGGTCATCGGGGACC